GCCGCATTCTCTCCTTCAATTGGTTGCTCTCGCCGGATTTTCATGCGAACATTGTACTCGTCCAGATTGAGATTGCTACGGTCCGCACGATCCAAACGATCTTTCAGCATCACGGTGTATTGTTTTCTGTCAATCGCATCATCTTGACAGTAGGTTTGAACTAGCCCCAATCCTTGAATCGTAAAGCGGTAATTGCTCGGGGTGATAATATTGAGATAATCCTCCTGTGGAGTGGGTTTGAATCCCTTCATGCGAAGACGCTGTGCGATTTGAAGAAAGGTGTTTGAATCAACGACTCCGCCTACACCAACCCCCGTCTCCAGCTCGTAGGTAGCGTGCAACGACCATTCATGGACAAGCCGCTGAAGATTGGCAAATTGGTCTTTTGTCAACTCCATGATTCACTATTAAGTATAGTGATAAAAGGACCTTAAGTTTTCTATCTAAATTCCGATTGTCAATTTTATAGAAAGAAGGACGCTCCGTTTTTAACGCCGAATGATTTGAGAACGCACATGTTCTGTTTGAAATTTCTGTTTGATTCGCTCAATCGCATACAGCGGATCAAATTGGGGATTGCAGCAAAAAAGATCCAGATAGCATGAACGATATTCGGGATAGGTATGAATGGTAAAGTGACTTTCAGAAAGAACATAGGCGTAGGTATAACCAATCGGAGAAAACTGATGACCGGTTTGAGCAACCACATGCAAATCCAGTTCTTGAATCAGTTCCTCCATGATGGGACGACCTCGTGTGAGATAGGTCAATAGTTCGGGTTGTGGTACATCATAGACATTAATAAGCAAATGCACGCCAACCGGTAGTCCTGATGACATGGTGTTCATTAGGTATATCACGAGTCCAATCATTTAAGTTCATTTGATTCGTGTGTTGTCCAATTGGCAAACACCCGAAGACTAAGGGCACGCCCCAGACGGACAGATAGAACATCCTTGGTTAGTTTTCGATCCGTCTCTTTCCAAGTAGGAAGCTGACTGAGTTGTTCTACCAATTTGATCTTAGTGGCATCGATTTCAGGCCATTGAACGGTCCATCCATGTTGCTCCATGGTACAGAGCCAGTCTGCGGCAATGGCAGAGAGAGGTTGAGCGTGAATCTCAGAGGGGATGCCAACCCATCGTCCGCGATAATCAGCCACCCACAAGGTATAATCGCGGTTCCATGTCATAGGATCCGAAGAGAAGATGATCTCTCCCTTATGCGAACTCTCGCATTTTGTTTCATGATCCTCAATATGATCCTGAACAGCCTCCTTGATTAGGATAAAGTGTTGTTTTGTCATGAGCGAAAGTCCATGATAGAGATCCAGATAGTCCTTCTCTTGAAAGGTTCCGCCGTTATAGGAAACAGCGATCAGATCATGTATCTTCTTGCGCTTACGAGACAGAGAGGTATGAGTAAGGTCATCGGTTTGCTGTTGCAATTTGGTACTATATTCGATCAGTTGCTGCATGCGAGCATTAGCAGGAGCAAGTGAATAAAACTGTGGGTCGGAAATACAGGAAAGGATGCTAATAATTCCTGCTGGATTCACATTAAAGGAAGTGTATCCTGGTAGGTGAAAGGAATCAAGGGAAGGATCGGTAGCAGCAATATGAACCTCAATGGACTCCAACGGTCGGTGTCGATTGGGATTTTGTTTGGAGAAGGCGAGTAGTTCGCCAAAGCTGACATTCTGATATTGTTTGTGAGGGGTTGTCATACTATCTATTAGATCTACTCCATGCTTTAGGTTAATCAAATTTTATGGAGAAGTAGGCTGGTATGTTTCGTTCTGAATACGAATCGTCTCAAGGTCTTTCAAACGATCTTCGTGCTCTTGACGAGTTTTCAGGCAAAAATGGAGATATCCCTGTATTTGCTGAAAGGTCTCTTCGGAGAAAGAAGAAAGATCAAAAAAAATACCGTTTGAATTTTCCGTATATTGCTCTTTGGTCTTCCGTATGATTCTAAACAGTTCTTCTTGTTCTGGTTTTGCCAGGAGTCTGATGTTGTCAAACACCTTTTTACGATCATCGTAGGTTGACATTTCTAATTCCGTAAAGATGTTCCTGGATATGCAACAAGCGCATGGTTTATTCTTCACTGGCTTCTTCGGCCTCTGACTCTGACTCTTCAGGCGCTGACTCTTCTTCCACTTCCTCGGGCTCTGACTCTTCAGGTGCTGACTCTTCTTCTGCTGCTGGCTCTTCTTCTACCACTGGCTCCTCAACGACAGCATCCGACTGCACTTTGGCAGCAGGTAAGGCAACCTCTGCCTGCTTCTCTGACTCCACGGTTGCATGAAAGATACCACTTGCAAGAATGTAGGTGTCATTGATGGCAAATTTAGAGCGTTTTAGCTCCACCTCGATCATATCACCGATCTTTACATTTTCATATTCAATCATCCCAATATGCAGATCACGCGGAACCTGAATGCGAATGGCCTGCTTGTAATCCACATAGAGACCCATCTTGTTCTTGCGGATGACCTCGCCCTTTACACGAATACCATCTACAGGATAAATGACGGTACCCTGTAGCTTCACATAATAGATGGCATCGCCAGTAAAACGAGCTGCTTCGAAATACCCCATGGATCGAGAAAGCATCTCAATGGTACCGGGAAGGACAAACCCCTGTTCGGAGCATTTTTTCTCCATGCTATCTTTGGCTTTTTGAAGTAAAATGACATCAACAGGCATTGATTTCACTTTATTGAAATCGCTTGGAGTTAAGCTTAGTTTCTTTTCAAAGAATGCGGTAGTCTCCATTCTTCTGTTTGCTATGAATCTTTTGAGGGTTCCTCTTCCTCAATTTTATTTATTTTTTAGAGGCTCGAAACATGCCAATGTGTCCTGAATAAAATGACTGAACAGCACGAATAAACCATCGCTTATCCTGTATTTCCTCTGCATCCAGAAATCGAAGAAAGAGATTCATTAAGGTACAGAGGCGTGTCGGATTTTTAATGGTGAGTGAAGTAACAAGTGACACCTCGTTTAAGTGAAAATCGAATTGAAATGAGCTCGCCTGTAAGATCTGACCGATTTTTATTAGATTTTCATAATGGTTACCCTTACCACTCACAATGGCACATTCACTTCCCTTTCTTCCCTGAAATTTCCCTCCCGCTTCAGGAGGCTCACTTGTTTTAAATACAATCTTGCCATATTTTGGAACAAGGAACCCATATAGGCCTCCTGTGGATCGCTGTGTAACATGAAAGAATTGGACAGGGTCCTTTGAGCGATCTTGATGAATGGCATCAATCACAGCAGGCGAACAAGGCTCTCCATTGGGAAGACGATATTCCACCTCACCCGTTTTCGGATTAAATAAGCGATTGATAACATCATTTTCATCAAATTCAAATTGGCTATCTTTTATACAATCATCAACAGCCTCTCCCTGTTGCAAAATTAATTGGTTCTGCTCCGTAACAGACATCCATTCATCCCAGAAATAGAAGAGCAATGCATTTCGAAATGCGTTTGTATTTACATATCTGGATTCCTGAAATGCGGCATGGAAGGTGGGAATGACGCTCAGCATCTTTTCACGATTCTGAATGACAGACTTGTTGTGATTTGCAACCTTAACAATGTATTCATTGATTTCATGTGGCTCTTTGATGTAATCTTCACTCACCGATAATTCATCAATCCAAGTGACAATCGCATTCCAGGTATCAAGAATGGTATCCGATGTATTAACAACATCAGCCTGTTCCTCCTGTTCAGCGGGTGCCTCGTATTCCATGGGAATATACATATCGCGCTTAATGGGAAACTTCGCCACACGAATGGCCAGAGGAATGCTGATATCCATATATACATTAGGTTGAAATAGGTAGTACAAGTTACAGTATCGAATGTATCCTTTTAGGCCATTATAAGTAATTTGAAATGCCTTATTATTAACAATTTCACGCAATAAATCGACTTTTGCCAATCGAGGAATATCGGTAAGTAGATTCCATAAATCTTCGGACTTATAAAAGGGCTGACGCTCAAATAAGACACGAAGCCGCTGTTTCATTTGATTCACACGCCACCGTGCAGAGTATTCATCATAGGTGGAATCGTCCAGGGTGAGCTTCGCAACATCAATTTGAGGAGTGCATTGATATTCGCAGTTCTCGATCCAATCACATACCGCAGTAAATGGCATATCATTGATGCTCACCTCTCTTCGTAGAACACCTTGCGAATCCAATTGCTCAATAGGCGCTTGGCCTTGAATAATGATCGCATTATGATTAAGATTACAGTCAATCGCGGACTGCTTCATGGCACGCGTCACGCGACCGATCAAGACCGCCTTTTTGAACCCATTTCGATAACTATACAGATCGGCTGTTTCATAGTATGGCTCACTGGGTGGCAACACAGTTGCATAGAGATACACGGTATTATTGCGCTCCAATTTGGGCAACATACAGTGAGAACGAAAACGAATGGCACGCCCGAGAATCTGTTCCGTTTTATTTAAATGATACCATGAATCAATCACATGGGTCTCGCGCATAAAGCGAAAATCAACACCTTCTGATGCAATTTGAGAACCAATCACCACCTTCATATGAACACCATTTACATTATTATCCGCACGCTGAGCAGCAATGGTTTCCTGGTTATGGGGTGAAACGCTAACATTACCTGTAAGAAGACCATAATAGGCAGGAGAAAAGGCGTGCTCTGCGTTTCCATGCTGTTTCTCTCGTCTTGGGCAAAGGGCGCACTGTCTTCCACCATTTGCTTCTACGACCTCCTTCTTTTTCCCAAGAAGGCCATGTGTGCGACCATAGAGGGTATATCCATTTGCCTCCAGAGCAAGGCCGATCGAAATGGCACCGCTATTGACAAAACGAGAATACACGAAGATGCATCCCTCTGTCCGTTGAATGCGACGAATCAAGAAATCAAACTTAGGGCTATAGTTAGCTAAGGGGCCCACTGTCAGCCACTCAATACCCACCGAATCTAGTGGTTTATATTGTACTTGCTTTTCGATGGTCTCTTTCGTAAATACCGTTAAGAGCGCATTCGTATCCGATCGTGATTTATAGGCCGCAAAGGTTGTACCCTGCGTAGCAGGAGTCGCTGGAACAATGATATTTCCCGCAGGAACCAACATATCCAATTGAAAGGGTCCCAATTCTTCGCGGTCTTTTTTTAGGGGTGGGAGAGCCTTCATGATCTCCAGTGTGGCCTGAAGGGATTCACCGCCCAATAGAATGGGTACAAGAGGTAAGTGCTTGTAATAGTCGCGCTCTGATTCAGGGATGAGTGCGCCACGGGGATTTAAAGAAGGATAGGCCGCAGGAAAGGCGGGGATGGAGAGGGGGAAGAGACGCACAGGGAAAGAAATCGGATTCTCGCCGCGCATAAAACTCACATAGCGCTGTGAGATATCGGATAGTATTTTTACACCACCAGGAGTAATGGCTCCGCGCGGGTCAAAGACATCCGCTTCGCTAATGGTTGCTTTCTTATCATTTAGTAACAGCAGGTTAAGGATAAATACAATTTCCTTATAGGTGTTATACATGGGGGTGGCCGTTAGAGCACAGAACTTCATGCCCTCTGCATAGCGTAACACATCCTCCAGAAAGGGCGTCAAATATTTGCCACCGAGCGCATCGGATTGCTCGGCTTTGCTGCTAAAGGCCTCCTCTTTCTCATCGATGTCGAGGTGATCGCGAAGGGATTGGTCGCGAAGATTATGGGCTTCATCGACAATGAGTAATTTGCCGCTAAATTGGTCGCGGATGCGCTGGATTTTAATTTCGCGCTGGCGCTTTTTGGAAAGAGTGGTAGGAATGCCACTAATGGCCTCTTCAATAAATTTGGCAAAGGATACATATCCAAACACTTTGTAGCGCTTATTAATGAGCTTCTTGACGGCTCTCTCGATTTTATTGATGTCACGCTCGTATAAGGTATTTGTCAGTTTCATATAGGTCGTTCCCGTGCATTGAGAGGCAGAATTGGGCTCGGCACCTTCTCCGAAAATGATCTTCTTGCTATCGAAAATGGTTCGGTAAAATCCCTCGCGAATCGTGGGAGGAGCGATCAAATAGACTTCGTTTTGTGGATAATATTCAAGCCATGCCTCGGTAATTTGAACGGCGGCACAGGTTTTACCGACGCCGACACCGTGATATAGGAGGGCGGACATATAGGGCGTTTTGGGGGACATAAAATTAGAAATGAATCGCTGAACGGGTGTTACTTCAAATAAGCTATCTCCTGCACATGGATCTGTGACGGGTTGCCATTCTTGCTGCAGAGATTCAGCAAATTCTCGTTTGGCAAGGAGCTTTTTTAAGAATGCGGGATCAAGAAGATCGGGATAGGCGCCTGTTTGGAGTTCCCATTCATTCATAAAAGCAGAAGGGAACATCCCTCGTTTTTGGAGTTCTTTGACAAGTTGATCGCGTACTTTAAAATCAGTCTCTGTATCCCAGCGTTCCAGAAGATCATCAGGAGGTAAATTGGCAAACTCTGTTGGATTGTTATTACCATTATTATTGTTGTTATTATTGTTATTATTATTGTTATTGATAGCAGGAAGAGGTAGTCCTCGTTTTTCAAATTCTGCCTGTACTAATACACGATCGGCTTCATTCAGATTCATTTTCCACATGAGTTCCAATTGTTCAGGTGTCTGACCAGCAAGAAATGTTTTCAATCCTTGATTATTTTCTGCTTCTTGTGCTTCTGCTGCGGGTAATTCTGCTGCGGGTAATTCTGCTGCAGGTAATTTTTGTGCAGGTTCGTCATTTTCATCATTTAATACAAACTCATCATCATCTTCCTCCTCATCTTCTTCCTCATCTTCTTCCTCCTCATCCTCATTCACAATTGCCTCTGGATATTCATCCTCCTCATTCACAATTGCCTCTGGATATGCATCTACCTCTTCTGCATCCTCTTCTTCTGCCTCTACTTCTTCTGCCTCCTCTTCTGCGTCCTCTACCTCTTCTGCATTTTCATTTGCATTTTCATTTGCATTTTCATTTGAATTATTTAATTCAAACTCTTCAGGTGATTCTGCAGGAGCGGATGCAAGTGATTCCTCTAGATCACCAAATTCTTCTTTTAACAAATTGTATAAAATGGGATCATTTTGTTCATTTTGCTGCATTACTTTCCATAATTTAAGCCGATTCTCTTTGGTAAATTTCATCAATGTTTCACGCGCATCTGCCACCTCCTGTGCAGCGTCGATGGCAGAAACCTCTGCAGCTTCGTTTGCAGCTTCGTTTGCCACTGCTACTTCGTTTGCAGCTTCGTTTGCCACTGCTACTTCGTTTGCCACTGCTACTTCGTTTGCCACTGCTACTTCGTTTGCCACTACAGGCTCTGCTACTGCAGGCTCAGAGGCCACATTGCTCGAGACAGAGCGGTTCGGAGAGGACTCCTCATCTTCATTCTCGAGTAATAAATTTTTGGAGATTCCAAACATCCTTGCTATTTATAGAACTACATTTGATTTTCTTTCTAAACGCTTTGAGAATTCCACCGCACTACAGTGCTATAGACGGTGCTATAGACGAGGCATCTCATTCGTATGAACAGGGTGAAAATTCTTCATAATTTTACCTGCTTTTAGCAATATTTCTCGTTTTTCTATATTATCCGGACGAATCTTTGAGGTAGCTTCATCTAACGAGCACCAGCAAATCCCTCCAATCTCGCGTGCCATGTGAAAATTATCCATATTCATTTCAACCTCCGTGGATTGATTACAAATGGCAATGTAATATTTATGACAGTAATGCACCTGATTAGAGCCAAAAAATGTTTCCGAAATGCAATTCGCATTTTGTAGGATCGAAAATTCATACGGATGTAGTCCTGTTTCCTCCTGAAATTCACGAACTGCACAGTGCAGATCCGTCTCATAGGGAGTACGCCGCCCCTTTGGAAATCCCCATTCAGGCTCCGTCCATTTGGTAGGATATTCTAATTGAAGCCGTGGTAATTTATCCTTAATTTGTGAAAATCGGCGCTCTGATGTTTCATACTCATTTTTATGAGATCGAACCATGAAAGATTCCCCCCACACACCATACCATAGTTCTTGAAAGGTCTTTGTACTGATTTGCTCATGTTCTTTTTGTGTCATGCGAGATAATAGTGATCCAATATAAGAATCATCGTGTTGTATGTATTTTCCCCTTATAAACTCTACAAATGCCAACGAGTCTTTTCGTTGAATCAATAGAAACTGAATCGAGTCGTTAGCATTTGAAATATTCGTTGATTTCGAATAAAGTGATGTGATATTTGCATCATTTGCATATCGAACTGCAATTATTCCATAACTTGTAACAGGTGATAAACAATTACGAAATAAATGTCCATTTAATCCACAATTGGTACAATGTAGTGTCCGGTTTGTTATCATATTATGATTCTCTTATCGGATACATACTAAAAGTCTTTAGACCATCTGTCAGCGTGCTAACAGATCATAAGATGAGAAAAAAAGAGTCAAAGAAATGATAGAGGATAAATAGAATGCAATTTCCACCAAGTGTATGGGGCCCTTTTTTCTGGCACACCATGCATATTGTTGCATTGGGATATTCAAAAAATCCGACCTACACCGATAAGAAATGTGCCAAAGAGTTTTATGAATCCCTTGCCTTTCTACTCCCTTGCTCGATCTGCCGCGAGCACTATAAAGAATATTTACAAGAAAAGCCAATTTCAACCTTCCTAGACTCCAGAACCGATCTCATTAAATGGACTGTTCAAATTCACAATAAAGTCAATAAAATGCTGGGAAAGCCCGAATGGACACTTGAAGAGGTGCTTTCTTATTATGAAAAGGTGGGCGCCAGAAATCGATCCCCTGTATGGACCAAAGAGGACATGAAGGAAGTGGATTATGCCTCTTTTGTGAAGGGGTTTCTGACAGGAAGCGTCGTATTATCAGTGATAGGTGGTGTAATGTATGCTGTACATAAATTATAATCATGTATCATTGCCATCTTATAAAAGAAGGATAAATAACAGAGATATGGCAAATACAGGTATCAATATTTCCAGATATTTGGGTTGGCCTGGATCAGGAAGTCAAGGACAGCGCAATACAGGCTGGTTTGCGTCAAAGGATACCGGTTCTACTTCCTATCCATCTACTACGCCCAGTACGGGATCGTATTATAATACAACAGGTGATTCAACTGGTTCTATTAAGCGTATTTTGGCATTCGTGTTAGCAATTATCATTGTCATGATTATTCTGTTGTTATTTGTTGATAAATACATTACACCCATTTTTCGCTCACAACCTGGTTCTCCCGGTATCGTTACCCTACCATGGACGGATACGGGTGTATTGTTTTGGAAAACAAACTCAGACACGATTAAAAATGAAGTAACGCCGATTCGAAATAAGTTCTTTGACTATTCCTTTATTCTTGACATTTTTATTGAGAATCCAATCTATTTTACCAATCAGCCCCGCATTTTAGTCAGTCGAGGCGGAATGCCAATTGATGCGGATGCATCCACAACAGTCGATCGCACAACCCTATTAAGCGTGCTGCAATACTATAATTTTGTCGTTGCCCTGTTACCCGATACCACCGATATGATTGTCTCTGTACTAAATCAAAATCACATCATGGAAAATATTATCATTCCCAATATCACCGTTCAGAATACCTTTCGATTAGGCGTCGTTATCATGGATAAGGCATTTGAAGTCTATATCGACGGGCGTCTCATGAAAACGCGCTCCTATGGCGCGCCTCTTCTGGATGTAAGGGGGGACATTGTCGCAGGATCTACCAATGTTGCCAAACTGCGTACCCTTAAAATCTGGGATCGCGCCTTAATCGCGCCTGAAATTCGAGAGGCCAAACCGCCACTTACTGCAGCTGCTACCTTTGGAGCGGATCCAATTCCTGGTTCATCCACTTGTCTCGATAGTGTTAAGGATGCGGTGGATCCATCTGCTGCAATGAGTGCCATTTCCTCCTATACATCATCTATTCTCCCTGACTCTGTGAAAAAAGGTATATCATCGGTTACTGCATCAATTGAAAATGTCATACCTGGAACATCTACGCCTTCCTCATAACATACGGGGAGAGAAAATCAAATCGATCAATAGAGAATGTCGATTATTACTCAAATCGTCTTTGGTATCATTATACTACTTCTTGTCGTGTATATTGTTAATTATATGATCTATCCGTCATCGGGTAACAATGATGTACTTCCAACAATGACTCCACTCAATACAAAGAAGGAGATTGCCCCTGCTGATGTTGTTAAAAAGGTCCTGTTAGGGTCATCGAGTTCTACCGTGATGGGCTTTTTCAAATTGGAGAATGGTAATCGCACACTTAATTACCAAAATCAGTATATCCCATTACTGCAAGTTGAAAATAACTGGCGTCTTGAAGTAATGCCCTCTTCGATGGGTGATCAAAATCCACCAACGAGACTACAAGTGAGAACGCAACGCGGTGCAGTGAAACAGACTGAAGTCATTGATCTCCCACCCATTCCGAGACAAAAATGGGTATTTATTGCCATTTTACGAGATGGCCGACGATTCGATGTTATTTACGATAGACAAATTGTTGCCTCTCATCGAATGAATGATTATCCGGTTGTCATCAGTAGCCCTCTATCGATTGGATATGACAAATTGGATGGTTCAGTGATTCATGTTATTGTAAATGGCGCACGGTTGAGCCCCGAATATGTGGAACGATTACGATCTACCTATGTGGATACCAATAATGTGATCTTAGAAGACAACCCCATCAATCTTACATTACCCAATGTATCGCTTTTGGCGCAATGCCCTTCCGGTTTTCCATGTGATACTATTACACAAGCCCCCCTCAATAATTTGGTTCAATGGAGCACACACTATGCTTAAATTCTCTTGATAGAATATCCGTGTATTTGTCAGAATCATGAGCACCAATAATAGTTCATCTCCTGCCTCCCAAATCATTCCTGTGCTTATTTTGTTTCTAGGATTGTTCGGATTGTATTACTTATACCAATACTTATTCGGCGTGAGAACATTAAATAGCTATCCGCTGATTACAAAGACGCAGGATGCATCTGCCGCAGGTCCCATTAACATGGGATCCGATAAATTAGCACCCCTGTTTGAAGGAGGTGAATTCACCATTTCTACATGGCTGTATATCAGCGACTGGGGTGTTAGACGAAATCGCCACAAGCATATTCTTAGCATTGGTGGATCATCTTTTCAGACCATTGGTATTTCTCTGGGTGCCACAAAGCCATCGCTTCGTGTTCGCCTTCAAACCTGTGACAGACAGTCCTCCTCCTTTTTGAATAACGACAAAAATGGCACACCATGTGACACACTCCACACCAAACAGTACAATAAGATGTTCGCGGACATTCAAATGGATTCGGGCTTACTCGAGTCTACGCCGCTGTGTGACCTACCCGAAGTGGATCTGCAGCGGTGGATCTGTCTTACGGTGGCAGTGAATGGAAGAACAGTGGATGTGTATCTGGATGGTAAATTGTCTCGTTCATGTGTATTACCTGCACCGTTTAAGGTGGATGCAAGTGGTTATCGTGCAACTCTATTAGGTCACGGTGGTTTTGGCGGAAAAATATCGACCACGACGATGTATGATCGCGCGCTTAACCCCGAGGCGGTCCATACGAATTATATGGCCGGCCCTGAGCCCATTCTCTCTCTTAGTCAGTGGTTTTCCTCTTTTTTTGAGCCATCGGTATCTAGCAATGTTTCATCCAATTCACAAATAAATAATACAATGAATTAAAAGGAGATCCATGTTCTCAACACCATCTGGAACTAATGGAAATACGCAGCGATCCGGTGAGGCACCCGGTAGCGGACAGCAAATTCTATATGCAGCATTACTTGTTGTTGTTATTTACCTTTCTTTTATCTTTGTGGAGGTGATTTATAATTACTACAATCGCATGACAATGAATCGAACGGAACTATTACCCAATACCTATGTCATGAATGATAAATCACAAACAATCATACAAAACCCAAATATCCCAGGTTCAAAGCCGGTTCATTTGTCTGAAAATGAGCGAAGTGGAATTGAATTTAGTTATTCCTTTTATTTAAATGTGAATCCATCCACCTTCCGACAAGAATATGGCCTACAGCACATTTTCCACAAAGGATATTCCTCGCAATTTCCCCTGTTAGGGCCCGGTGTTTATCTTCGCTCTGATACCAATACCCTTCGTGTGTATATGAATACCTACAAGACATGGAATAATTATGTGGAAGTGGAGAATATCCCCGTTGGAAAATGGGTGCATGTGGTGATTGTTTGCCGAGAAAATGCGCTCGAAATTTACATCAATGGTAATTTATCGAAAAAATACTCATTTGACGGATACACACCCTACCAAAACTACCAGGACATCGTATGTTTCAGTCAGAGACGCATTACCATGCCAAAAACCCTTGAATCAGTGGATGAAAATGGGTTTGATGTATTTGGTGCGGCGCAGGGCATGATCAGCCGTCTGTATTATTTCAGTTATGCACTCTGCTATGCTGAAATTCAAACACTGGTCAATGAGGGCCCCTCATCGAAAATGGATTCCTCATCGTTAATGGATCGACCACCCTATTTATCGGATACATGGTGGGCCAAATCGTATTAAATTTTATAAATTTTACAAATTTTACTCATTTATCTTATGTAATAATTGTCAATCTGTAGGTCTAAAGGGCAAATAGATTAACTATAATAACACTAGTGATGCCTGGAGGTGGTCTGTACTCCTTAGTAGCATACGGAGCACAAAATGTGCTATTAAGTGGTAATCCCAGTTTTACCTATTTTTATAAAACCTATAAGAAATATGCACATTTTTCTGAGGAGTCCGTGACATTTGCGATGGATGGGCCGCAGAGTTTGTCATACGATCAGCCAATCCAGATTCGATACAAATTTCAGCGCATTGCCGATTTGGTCCGCGACATTTATTTCACATTTGATTTGCCAGACATTTACTGTAAATACATTGAGAGTGTACAGCCAAATGGAAGAACACCCGATACCCAATACAATTTTGCATGGACAGACTACATTGGATGTCAAATTATTCAAAGTGTGGGAATTTACATTGGAGGTCAAAAAATTCAAGAGTTTGATGGATCATATATGATTGCGAAGGCTCAGTGTGACTTGGATAATCGTTCTTATCAAAAATGGCGAGTCTTAGTGGGAGATCTACCTGAGCTGAATGACCCTTCAAAAGGAATCTATGCAGGCGGCTCATCAGGCTTGTCAGGAGGGGGGTATCCACTTGTCTATAATAATAACGGCCCGCCACCAGCTTCAAAAACGACTCCACCTAATGTAAACCGTCCCTCCATTCAGGGTCGCCGCCTCCAAGTTCCGTTGCCCTTCTGGTTCGCGGAATCGACCTTTGAAGCACTTCCGCTTGTATCACTTCAGTATCATGAGTGTGAAGTTCAACTGACGCTTCGTCCGATTAATCAGCTGTATACCATTCTAGATCTCAGTGGAAATCAGGTTGCTCCAAGTTATCAATCCCATCCATCTCCGTCCGCCTTACAGCCTGAAAATGTCTACTATACTGCGGTATCCAATATTTCAGATGTGACGATTAATAATTTTTTAACAGATATTGGAATGCCCCCGCCATTATTAAATACCTGGCCTCTCAATCCTGCCATTCAGCTAACTTATGTCTATGTAACAGATGATGAACGCGCACAGTTTTCTGCCGAACCCCTTCAATATCTGGTACGACAAATAACAAGCTACGCCTTTCCAGGACTCATTTCAAGACAATTTGTGGAACTCGATACACATAACCCGATTGAGCGTCTTATCATTCTTCCGAGGAGATCGGATTCACTGCTCTATCGCAATCAAGTCGCGAATTTTACAAATTGGATCAATCCATATAAACCGCCATATATTGCACCGTGTGTTATCCCTACACCAGTCGTCCCAACTTGGGGGAACCCTATCAATACCACTTCAGCGACAGGCGCCCAGGTTCTCAATGGCCAACGGCAGATTCTTCGCGAACTATCTGTACTAGGTGATGGAAACTTGCTACAAGAGCAAAAACCGATCGAATACTTTACGGAAGTGGTTCCATGGAAGTACCTAACAGGTATTCCCACTCCAGGGTTGATTGTGTATCCGTTTTCTTTAGCATCCCCTTCACCACAGCCCGATGGAAGCATCAATAGTAGTCGAATTAAATTATTTCAAGTTGATCTGAATGTCTATCCCCTATCTTCGAATAGTTTTTACCAATATGATGTTGTCATCTATGTGGAAAGCTTGAATTGGGTAAGCATTGCTTCGGGCATGGGTGGTCTAAAATACGCACTATAAAGGCTCGTTTGTTAGGATATCATTTAAATCCATCCTTGTCATAGGAATGTCGGATTCAAGTGGGACAACGGATTCAAGTGGGACACCACCTGCAACAGGATTCATGGCCAGTATCACATCTGCATTTAATTCTGGGATTGATAAAGCAAAATCAATGGTGGGATCTACACCAGCACCAGCACCAGCACCAGGAGGCACACTAGGAGCAGGACCACCAGCACCAGGAGATCCACCAGCACCAGATCCACCAGCTACGGATCCCACCTTTCGAGACAAGTACCTCACCTTTATTCCAGTTGAGGTCTGGAATTATCTATCCATTGCAGTTACTATTCTCGTTCCATTTTTGTTTGCAATGATTGTTGCCAATGAAATGATTATTTACAAGCCAACCGTTCGCGCATTTTATTTTATTGTAACATGGGCTCTTTGTCTCGCATTTACATCATTTCGTGGAATTATTGTAGTATATTATATATTACGATGGATCTTTAATAGTTATAAAAAGAATGAAGGAGCGGGCGGTGGATTCTTTCCAACCATTTATAGTTTTATACCATGGTCTACTGACCATAATGAATTTAGATTATTACGATATCTTACCATTGATATTGGCGATCAATCAATGGATAACGCAATGAATGATTCATCATTTCAAAAGAAATTAAAAAGTGCTTATTACCTTGGAGAGAAAATGGTAGCTTATTTTAATGTATTAGAGAGTGCTAATCCTTATCGTGGATATGGTGAAATATATACCAAGAATTTTGAAAATGTAAAAAAATCATTATTTGAAATGCATATGCCAGCACTGGAAATTGATCACGAAAAGAAAGAGTATATTGTTCGATTGCATCGTGATGGGAAAAAAGATGAATTTATCGAAATTGCAGAACATAGTGTCGTACCAAATAGGAATGAACCATCAAAACCTACGAAAGAGACATTGCATAAGGTGCAATATAATAAGAATACCAATTCATTTACATTAGTTAAAAATGCAACCATTACAGAAGATAAAGATTTTAAAAATCATGACTCACTTAAAATCCCTAATAAAGTCATCGCAGCGGTTGCAGCAGTCGCCTCTATACCACCCGAACCTATCACAGCAGCTGCCTCTATACCACCCAAACTCACTTAAACCATCCTCCATACTAACTCACAATGATTGAAGTCTCTATTGTAACCCCTACTTACAATCGCCGTGAGTTTATCCCTGCCCTTATCCAAATCTATCGCAGTCAAACCTTTTCCAAAGAGAAAATGGAATGGATCATTCTGGATGACGGCCGAGATAAGGTTGGCGATCTGTTTGCCGAGGCGGCCAAAACCATCCCTAACCTTCGTTATTTGACATATGAGGAGAAGCTGCGTATTGGCGCCAAACGCAATCAGCTCAATAAGGAGGCAAAGGGTGCCATTATCATTGCCATGGACGATGATGATTTTTACCCACCCGATCGTGTGACCCATGTCGTAAAAGAATTCAAAAATAATCCCAACATCGAACTGGCAGGATCCTCTGAAATGCATTTGTGGTATATGGATACACAGAAGGTTCATACAGTAGGCCCTTATCATTCACGCCATGCAACCAATGGAACCATGGCATGGAGAAAGAGCTATTCCGATACTCATCGGTATAATGAATTTGTGACCCATGGAGAAGAAAGTTCCTTTTTGGAGGAGTATCGGCATCCGATGATTCAATTGACTCCAAAAAAGACCATTTTGGTCATCTGTCACGATAGCAATACTTTTGATAAAATGAAAATGCGGGAGGAACAGCAAATGCAAACAGAGCAGGCAACAAAAGCATCGCAAGTATCACACTCCTCCGCCATGAGAGAATCCTCTTTTTCATTGGAGCATTGGGTAAAGGATCCCTCTCTACGAGAATTTTATTATAACCTAAAGCATAGAAATAGAGACTAAGTAATATTACAATACATGTCTGAAGACTTTCACTATGATAAACTCGTGATATTAAATCAAGTATATCACCAATCTCTTACGCCATTGAAACAAATCACACACGATTCTATTAAAAGCACACTCTATCCCCATCAATCCACCCTCATACAGGGGATGAATCTGTATCGAGATAAAATGACCCGCGGTTTCTTGGTTGGAAATCAAGCTATTAATGGTAAAATGGGAATCATTGGAGACCCACCAGGAACAGGAAAGACACTGAGTGTTCTCGCCTATCTTGCTTCCCATTCTACCACTTTTCCTCGAATGACTTCTGAACTTTCTCCACATTCTTCCACCTATTTTTTCTCCCATCAATTGACACGACTATCCGACGCCTCTTCCGCCAATCTTATTATTGTCCCCCATCACTTATTTTCTCAGTGGCGCACCGAGATTGAACAACATACCACCATGAAATATGTTCCGATTGAAACCAGGCGAACCATGAAAGGAGATCAACTGGCGCAGCAGATTCTACAAAGCAAATTTGTATTAACGACCAATAAGTGCTACCGATTTGTACAAGAATATGCAACAGCACATGGAATAGAATGGGATAATATCATCATCGATGAGGCCAGTTCCATTTATATTCGCTCTTCGGATCCACCGCTACGCTTCCAATTTCTATGGCTCATTACCAATAACTGGATTCCACTCCTATTCAAACATCCCACACTGATTAAAAGTACCCTCTTTTTCTTGAGAGATCGCGTCCATCTTCATCCTGATTTGGAGGAATGGCTATTGAATGATATTACCATCCATTATCATAGTACGCTGGCATCTTCTGCCTTTTTAAAGGATTATCTCCCCTTTTTCCATACCCATCGTGGTCATATTGTTCTACGAAATACAAATGCACATATCCAGTCGAGTATTTCATTGCCACATATCATATATGATGTTCTGACCTGCCGGCCCATGATTACACTACAGTCACTCTCTAATTATTATGCTGCAAAGCATGCCGATCCTATTATTCGAACACGAAGCATCCCCATTTTATTTCAAGCATTGCATGTGGAATGGACGGATACGACTCATTTTCTTTCAAAGCATCCAAATAACCGTCATGCCCTCATTAGAAAGAAAGTCGAGGAAAATGAGTGCGTCATTTGCTTTGAATCATGTGAATATCCGAGCATGGTTCATTGCTGTTATAATTTATACTGTGCAAAATGTTTATTACGAAATACGATGATGACATTTAAATGCCCGACCTGTCGGGCAAATGTAAATACAAATACCATTACCTGTTTGGCTTCGCCGCCGCCACAGGATGTCATTTTTGCCAAAAATAAAATGGAGGCCTGTCTGGAACTATGCAAGCAACATCCAAATGGAAAGTTTATTATTTATTCCTCATTTGATAACATTTATTATCAGCTATTGGAGGAAATGATTAAAATTGGGCGAAAAGCAGAAAGAATAGAAAACAATCTATTTTCACTGCGTAAAACCATTCGCAACTTCCAAGAAGGTCATACTACCATCTTATTTGTATCCGATGTGGAAACCATCAGAGGTCTATCCCTTCTTTCTACAACTCATTTGATTTTTTACCACGAGCTACCCGTTTCCGAGCAGAAACAGGTTTTGATCCACTCTTCTCAGCGCTTAGGACGGACACAACCTCTGCAGATTTACCATTTAAATTCGGAGATTCCAATTTAACGCCGAGTGTATCATACAATTTACCCGTTTGATGAGTCGCCCACTGGGTCACACATCGAAAGGGAATATCATATTCATTTGCGACACGATTCATCTCCTTCCATGCATTAAAGAGGGCAGACTGCTTTGTTAATACCATAGTATACTGTAATTCGGAAGGTTCAGGAATATGAGCCGGTTTTCGATAATGCTGTAGATACAAATTCGGATATTTCAGTTTGAGCCGATAGGAAAGGGGAAGCAGGTTCCAGCATTGATGAAAAAACGCCCAAAAATCGGCGCGATCACTCCACCGCAAGTAATCCAAGATTTGTTCGTAGGCTTCAAAGGGTGCAATAGGGAGGGGAGATTCCTTTTGGACAGCCTTGCTTTCTAAAAAGAGGGGCAAATTTTGATGAAATAAGAGCCCTGCCAAATTGGCATCTTTGGTCTCCAAATCCAGTTCGTCTTGTAGTCCCCAGTTTTCAAATAGAGTAAACCAGGCGGCACGAATGGCAACATGGATGGATTGATCCAGAGATTCTTCCTTTCCTTGTACATGCCGACCAGAAGGATCATGATAGGTTAAACTCTGTGAGACCTTGCGAATGTCACCCAGCATGTACAGAGAATCAGGAATGTCCTTCTTGAAAAACTCGATCAGTTTTTCCTTCTTTGGCATATTCACATAATGAACACAGCAGTATTTGAGGAGTTGTTGCATGATTCGGCCCTCTAGAATATTACAAATCAAAATGAGCGGGCAATCATCCAAAAAAGGCCGTTTCGACTTCAAATAATCGAGGAGTTCCTGAAGACCACCTTTTTCACCCTGAGAAAGACCATCCATTTCATCGAGGAGCACCGCGCGCCCATTGGGCGTCGTGGGATGAATCCATTTGCTGACACCGGTTTCAATAAGAAGTGGCATAATCGTTTGGCGAAAGCTAGAGCCGGTTCGGGTATGACTCGCATTGAATTCCTGTACCCAGAATTTTGCCTGTTTGCTGACACGATAGACCATGGTCGTTTTCCCCACACCAGGCGGGCCGATTAATAGAAAGGCGGGATGGGATCGTGTTTTGAGCCATTTGATCATCGCCTCTTCGATTTCAGGATGAAGGCATGCGGTATCTTCTTCAGGCAAACTTGTGCGAACCATACTATCCCTCCATGTCATCCATTCTTTACATTCTATAGATAAACGAATATCATCGATTATCAATAAGGAGATGCATTCAACGGGAATTGAACCCGTGTCGACCCCTTGGAAGGGGGCCATTCTACCACTAAACTATGAATGCGTCGCTCCACTCTTATCGGAGATCATTTTATCTGGATTCAAACGCATCAATTAGGCGTGCACTGCGTATCCGCACTGCCTGATTGGGGGGAAGTAGTGCTTCCATCCGAGGAATTGCAGGCCTCTCCGTTGGTAATTCCCTCCCATGTCAGTCCATATTCCATGGTACGCTTGCAGAGCTCCGCCTGTTTGGCAGCTCCATCGGAGCTTTTAGTAGTTAAATCAAAAAAGCAGGCATCATCATCGGTACCTTTCACATATCGCTTCAAGCATTTCGTATTCTGTCCGCATCGGGCAATTCCAATGAGATCAATGCAGGTATCCTGAGCGCCACGCTTGTAATAGGTTAAGTAATCAGGGCAGGTATTAATAATAGGGGGCCAAGAAACCGGAGTGGCCGAGAAAAGGGAGCTACCCTTTGAAAACCAACGGATTCCATAGATAATAAAAAGAGTGAGAGATCCAATAAAGAAAAAGAGAGCAGCAATGGATTGGTTTTGTTGCATGATTTTATAGGATCCGCCGCCGATCACCAACAAGGCGGCGACGATGTACATTATCATATAGATGTTGAACATGCTTCTAATAGAATAAAATGATTTTTACCGTATGGATACGAATTATAATTGGCCGCCTGCAATAGCATAGGCACCTGTAGAAGTTGCTCCTTCTGCTATAATATTTGCAATAGCAACGGGGATATAGAAGGTTAGATAACTGGTACTATTAAAATTATTTGGCCCTACAGATGATAAGGCAGTGCTCTGAGAGGGAAAGCCTTTTACACCAAAGGTAGATCCATAAGGCCCGCCATTCCAGCCATTGGAACCGATCGAAGTAGGAGTCATCAATTGTACTTGGCGAAAATATCCTTTTGATGTAGGAGGAGGAGGTGGTTTAGAGACTACATTATTTGTATAATATTCTGTAAAAATGGTTCTTCCCAGATCACGAAGAACAAGCATATGTGCTCCACCTGCCTCCGCTACCGCTTGCTGAATAGAAGTAATAAGACTACCTCCTAAAAATGAGTCTGATGCACCTGCTGCCATATATCCTTTTGTTGTATTGACACCAGTATAGACTCCTTGCCCTGAAGTAGGATAAAAGGCATAGGCATATTTATTGGGCTGATTAACAACAATCGTGGCATCATAATAGGTTGTCGTTAATGGAATTTGCCGAGTGAGTTTATACTTGGATTGCATGTTATTTAGACTGTAGAAAATTACATTTGCCCGCCTGCCAACTGATAGGCATTTGTAGCAGCCGCTATACCCACTCCTCCTACCACAACGGGTATGTAAAAGGTCGTATAGTTGGTATAGGCGTCGGGTGTAGAGGGAGCGCCAAATATGCCATATTTTGATCCTCCTGGCCCACCCAGTTGATTATTATAAATAGATTGTGCATCAATAATTATGGGACAAATCAATTGTACCAAACGAAAATAGGCAAATGGAGCATCTGTTGCACTTGTTGTAGCCGCATAAATGGTTTTCCCCATGTCTCGAAGAGTAAAACAATCTGCCCCTCCTTTGGAGGCTACAATATCCTGAATGGCAGTAATAAGAGCAGGAGAGGCTAATTGCATGTATCCTGGAGGATAATTACCATTACAATCACCGATTGGCATAGGTATAAATTCATAGATAAGGGTATTGGGAGATGCTAATACGGTTGCCGCATTATAATAGGTATTGGCGACACAAATTTGTCGATAATAGTCATCGGATGACATGTTCTACGAAGATGATAGAGAAAAGCTACAAATCATAAAATAGTTGAAAACTACTAAGTGATTTCAATTTACATCTGGCCGCCGGCAATCGCGTACGCGTTAAGGAGTGGCGCTGGTCCGCGAACACCACCCACCGCCACGGAGATGTAGAGGGTAAGATAGGCAGGGGACGGGCCGATCACGCCAAAGTTGCTGCCACCCGTGCCTCCGATGACGGTATTCGTGGTAACACCAAGTGCGAGAGGGTTAAGAAGCTGCACCTCGCGAAAGAACCCAACATCGTCGCCCAGTGTGCCGGCCGCATTTGTATAGGTAGCCTTGATGGTCTTACCCATGTCGCGGAGAACGTAGGATGAGCCCTGCACGTTGAACGTTGTTAAAAGTAAGTTATACAACCCATTGCCTACTGCACTTGATGAGGCAGCTGTCGCTTGGACCATGTGTCCAGGGGTATAGTTGCCAACATAGTTGCTAGTATCTGGGACAAACTGATATGCGTAGCTGACGCCAGCGGCGGGCTCAATCGAGGCGGCATCATAGTACGTGGTGGAAACGGGGATCTGGCGAATAAAACGAGTGACCGAAGACATTTTATATTCAGAGCTTAGAAAAAAAACACAGAGGGGTGATAGAATGTTCTCGGCCGGTGCTCCTCAAGCCGATTTCCAACTCCCGTATACCGCCTATGGCTATGGGGGCCAAAATGGCCGTGTCAACCTCAATGCCCAAAGCAATGCAACCGGTACCCCCGTACCGGATTCCGCTGGCTTCAGTTATCCCAAACAAACCGAAGTTAGTTTTTCAGGTGATATGCTCCGGGGAAACTGGGACCATACGCCACTTTCTGATGCATTTTTTACACGCAACAATGTCGACCGGATCCAGATGGAGATCCGAAAGGAGATCTACCGTATGAGTGGACCCAAAAAGTTCGTCATTGACAACCAGGATGTCGATGAAATGAAAATGATCATGCGTGCCATGTATTTGCAATATGCCCGTAACGACACATTCAATGTGGAAGGACAGATCAATGAGCTTAACAAGCTTGTTATTAATTGGTCAGCGCCCCGTATTATGTCTGAGATCGAACAATACAATTACTACTTGAATGATATCAGTCACTTGCCCATTCCCTTAACACAGCCGATGAATATGTCGAGTGCTGGTACACGATCATTACCGTTTCAGCCTCAAATGTAGGGGGACGCTGGCGCCTCCCCCTTACCCCCTGCACCGTTATATCCCTTATATCTTGTATCATTATAGTACTATTCTTACGAAAATTACCAATAGAACACTGTTTATATCATTGTTCTCTTTGTCATTATGCTAACTTAAATATAACGATCAAATATCATATCATGTCGATTCTCCTTCGCAGACTTCCATTTCAGCGTACCTTACAGCGGCGCTATCGGTCATGTGAATGCCCTGAAAATAGTAATGTATTGAGCACTACCTTTAAAGTGAATGTATGTATGCTTTTCTGTACGAATGTCATATGCAGTTCAATTGCCCGCGCCGTTCATATATTGAAAGAGGATCAAATGGAATGTGAAAAACGATGTGAAAAACGATGTGAAAAACGATGTGAAAAATAATTGCATGAAACGAAATCATTTGCGATATAATAGTAGATAAATGTTGCACATTACAGCATACAGCTCATTATTTATACAATTCACAACGGGTATCATTGATCTGCTTGCGTTAGGTATTGATGTGCCCGCTGATAAAAATATATTCAAAGATTTATTAACCCTCGAATTAATTGTTCAGCTGATTGAATTTATCTTTTACGCATGGATGATATATCATCTATCGACTATCAAAAATATTACACCCTATCGATATGCAGACTGGTTCGTAACAACTCCAGCAATGTTAATTGCATTTATTGCGTATCTTGATACAAAACAATACACAGGTCTTTTCGATTTTATCTCCAAGAATGGATCCCTCATTAACCAGATTGTGATTCTCAATCTATTTATGTTGCTATTTGGATTATTTGCGGAATTAAAATACATACCTTATACACTTGGAATCGTACTCGGATTCATTCCATTCATTTATTATTTTAAAAAGATATACGATACCTATATTCGCCCAGATACTTCAAAGGATAAACTATATTTATACTGGTTCTTCTTGATTAGTTGGAGCATGTATGGTATTGCCGCGCTGATGCCCTATTTTGTTAAAAATACGATCTATAATATGTTAGATGTAGTTGCTAAAAATGGGTTTGGACTCTTTTTAGCATACATTTTATGGAGCAATCGTTTGCCAGAGGTCACTCGCTTACCAGAGGTCACTCGCTTACCAGAGGTCACTCGCTTACCAGAGGTTACTCACGATCACGAATGACAGACTTAAAATAATCTTTTATGAAAAAATAAATGTATTTTTCATCAGGATCAGCATCATAATACCAATAGTTCGGAAAGATGCGTCGTACAAGAATCGTCGCCTCTAATTCAAAAATCGGCTCCATGTTCCACTGGATGTGATAACTCATTTCCCCACATCGTATCTGAGCGCGTATCAATCCATCTTCTGAAAAAGATAGAATGATATTTAGTATTTCATAAGGGAGCTGCGGAAGCAATAAAATAAGATCCCCCATCTTTATTAAACGGCGAAGATTACTTTGCAACGCCAGGTCGCTTCTTCTTCTGAACCTTTATCGAATCTGACTTCGCCACGGACACCGAGCTTGCCACGCGTTCCTCGGAATACTGAACCCATGTCAATCGGAATTCCTCCAGATCCGCGAGCCACAGTGACGAACCCGTCTCCCCCTCCAGATGCTCAATTTCCGCGCCCTTTTCCGCAATCTGTCCATCCAGCTCTGTTACTGCTGACTGCTTCACGCGATCCATACGCATCCGTAGCACATAGTCATAGGAATCGTAGGCATCAGGCAAATCCAGATTCGACAGTGCAGGAATCTCACACGCCTTCAGCTGTGCCACAATCTCCTCATCGCTGCGACGCGAAAGCACAAGGCGCTCATCGAGAAGTGCCTGAAGGAATCGCCGTTTGGCATCCAGCTCCCGCATCTGTTTCTCCAGGTTCTCCATCATCATGATGCGACGCGCCTCATACATCGGTAAGCGTTTCTCCACGAATGTCTCCAGAATATCGCCGACCGTCTTGTACTTCATAATGTTGAAATCTGCATCAAAGCATGTCATATTGGTGGTCTTCCACGACGAAGTCAGCTTGAACTGCTTCTCGAATTTCTCCTTGTTTTCTTGTAGGGCTTCGTAACCTTCTTCCGTAAAGTAAAGCACAAATCGCACATCCACATCGTTATACAGGTCATCGAATCCTTTGAGCCCGCAGGGCTCCACATCATCTTTAGACGATCGATTGGAACCCGTCTCCGCCTTCTTCGCCTCTTTCTTCGCCTCCTTCGACTTCTTGTCCTCTGCTTCGTACAGGACATCCAGAAAGGCCTTGTAATCCTTGGTCCAAGTGCCTGCAGGCAACTCAGTAATGGTGACGGTCTTCTTCTCATCATCAAATTCGTAGAGACCCTTGGTAATCCATGTCTGTTCGTCGTGGCGATGGATGGCACCCCTAAAGCCAAACCACCACGGATCCAGTGGGCGATCCGCCAAATTCAGGATGGATCCCTCCAAGCGATGGCGTAGAAGGCAGATGATGTCATCGGGTCTGTGGGGCGGAATATCAGTGGAATAGCCCGTGCCAATCCCAACGGAGCCATTGATTGCCAGAAGGGGGACGACGGGCAGGTAATATTCGGGTTCTACCAGGTCTCCATCATCATCGATGTGCTTCAAGAGTCCCGCATCCTCCTTTCGAAAGATCTTGCCGACAATCTCTTCCAGGTAGGTGTGAATATAACGGGGCGAAGCAGCGTCCTTGCCGCCCATGAGGCGCGATCCGAACTGACCCACGGGCTTCAGCAGATTCACATTGTTTGACCCCACAAAGTTCTGTGCCATTCCCACAATCGTGCTGTTGAGTGACGCCTCGCCATGATGATAGGCGGCGTGTTCCGATACATAACCCGCCAGCTGTGCCACACGGATCTCCTCTCGAAGATTACGCTTCAAACACGAATACAAGATCTTACGCTGAGAGGGCTTAAGACCATCCATCACATGCGGCAGCGAACGAATGTTATCGGCATTGCTGAAGTGAATCAGCTCACAATTCACAAAGTTCGTATAGCTCGTCTTGGCATTCACGGGAATCAGCATCTTGGTCGGATCGTAGTGACTCAGCCACTTTTTGCGATCATCCGCCTGTTTCTTGTTGAACGCCAGATTCATCGACTCATCCGTCTTCTCGTCCCACTCGTACTGAATCTCGTGCAGATTGGTGAACCACTCGCGTGCCTCCGCGGGTGTCGAAGTACCCAATCCTTTGTAGTATTTGATTTTCCAGCCGGCCAGGGAGTTTGTCTCTTTCCACTGAAGGAATTCAGGGAGCGAGTAGAAGGACAGAGTGGATTTACCCTTTATCGCCTTCAAGATTGGCGTCAAGAGGGTACAAAGGAAGCCCGCCTGCATCAGTCCAGGCCACTCTGTATGGAACAGATTCATCAGCAGACCTTTGATGTGAGATCCATCATGATCCTGATCAGCCATCACCATCACGCGTCCATAGCGCAGTTCCGAGATATCCTTGTACTGTTTGCCCTGTTCCAGACCGAGGATCTTCTTGATCGCCGTCAGCTCCTCATTGGCATTGAACTTCTGAATGGTGATGTCACGGACATTCAGGAGCTTGCCTCGCAAAGGGAATACACCCCAGCGCTCTCGCCCCACTTCCTTCAGACCTGAGATTGCGGAAGTGGCAGCTGAATCACCCTCCGTGAGGATAAGCGTGCACTCTTTGGACTTGGCCGTGCCAGCCAGAAGGGCATCCTCCAGTTTCGTCATCCCGCGAATCACGGAGCGCTTCTTGCCGTCTGTCTTCTTGGTCTCACGCATCGACTTCGCCTCCAAGAGGAACTTAGCTTCTTCCAAGAGACCAAGCTTTCCGAGCCCATCCACAAGCTTTCCTGAGTACTCGGGGCGCGATCCAAACTCTGCAGCGGGAGTCGTCAGGAACTCCTTGCTCTGCGAATCAAAGCTCGGATTCACAATGGTGGAATTCAAGAAGAGCACCACAGAGTTCTTGAGCTGGCCTGGTTTGATATCGACCTTCTTTTTCTTGGCAACTTCGCAGAAGTCTGTGAGGACCTTGCGTGTTACCGTCTCCACATGCTTGCCGCCCTTCTTCGTATGAATACCATTGACGAAGGAGATGTGCTTGTCCTCGGGCAGTTCCTCTTCATCCGAGTACAAGTGGCTCGCAAGTACGGCACCGATCTCCCAGCGCGGTCCGCAGTTCTCATAGGCAAAGCCCGTCATGCCGTCGCGCAAGAACAACTTGATGAACTTTTCAAAGGTATTTGACCCGACAACGGCTCCATTCCAGCTGACTTTCACCTCCTTTCCGACAAGAGAGGCGAGTTCGATAATACGAGTATGAAAGACTTCAATCATGTCCTTGCTAATTCCAGTTTCACAGAATACACCATTGAATAGTTTTCTGTCAGGGATAAAGGTTACTTTTACAGAGCCTGTCTTTGCCGTTGTTTTTTTGATGATTGGCTTCTCGACATTGAACATATTGTCATACCAGCTTTGAGAGTATTGTTTGCCCACATGTGGATTTTTAATATCAATTGTAAATAATTTACTCATGACTGAAACCAATTTTGACCCCAGCCCGTTCTTCCCGCCAACAATCTTCTCTTCGGATTTATCGTAATTGCTGGAGGTAAGAAGATTTCCGAAAATGAGCTCAGGAATCATCACACCGTGCTCCTCGTTCATCTCAATGGGGATACCATCACCATCATTTTCCACAGAGATCACGGTGTCACCGTCACGCGACACAACCGTAATATCAATGTGTTTCACAGGGGTCATCCCCGCCGTCACTGTTGAGCGCACAAACTCATCGCGGGCATTCACAACGATTTCATCGAAGATTTTGTAGAGGCCTGGATTGAAGAGAAGCTTCCGCCACACCATCTTGTTGGAACCGGCATCATAGACCCAGCGCGTCTCCTCGTTGGTCTTGGTGCTACCAACATAAGTATCAGGGAGTTCTAGAATGTGCTGATGGTGCGTATGCTTCTGATACTTTCGCGTGGCCATTACTATAATCGTCACGAGAAAGCTTTATACGGTCTTCTCTCTCTAATCGCTCATCAATTTTATTTATAAAAAAAACGAAGGAGGAAATAGAATGAGCGCACCGCGGTCATTACAGTTGCATACCATGGCAGAGGATATTGTAAAAAAACCACAGATTGTGGCAACATTCTATCATATTATGAAACGGGCTGGTAAGAAAGCAGCATCCATTATGAGACATCTTGCCAGCACACATGATATGCTCTATGAATTACTGCCCCTGGAGTTGAACAGCACACATCGCCGTGTGCCAGAAAGAGGTAATACAAGAAGACCCTACCTTAGCACGGAATATGCTCTGGAGTATGATCCAGAGGATATTTATATCTATGGAGGATGTGCTCTGGCACTCTACGATGGTGCTCTACATGGATTTAAAGAAAAATACCAATTAAACTCCCTCGAAAAGCGTGTTCTCAAAAATACCACAGATATTGACTTAGCATGGTTTCCTCGCGTTCCAGATGAAATTACTGGATGGGTTGCTACCTCAGATTCTCCTATGATTGTTGCCATGGTAAAAGAATATAAGAGAGATCTTGAAATGATCGTGGCACGCCATCAGGAAAACCTTAAAATGTTGATTCGTAAAGTATTGGAGGGTAAGCATGAGATTACTGAAATAGATGATGTTACCGTTCATCATCACCATAGAGAAAATGAAAAGAAAGCAGGCGTCCATTCCATTACATTATCATGTAAAATAAATGGTGCTGAACTTCAGTTGTGTGAAATGTCCATTCATGATAGTGCATCTTCACAACAATACGATGAATTACATTATGAGATTCCCCATATGCGTCGTATGACAGAGGATCCAGTATACTGTCCACCAGAAGATTTGGTACATTTGGATGTATATCGTATTAAAATCCCTGTACCAAATATTGAACGATACTGCAGACAGCAATTATTTACATTTGTTAATAAGCTAAAGGATGGTCAGTATCAAAAAGCATTTGGAAGTTTTCGTCGTGTTCTGTTTGTTCTTTATCTGTTAGAGCAAGTAAGTCATCAGCAAAATGCAAATGAAAAAACAAGAGTTAAACAACAAATTGGTGTTAGCAATATTGATCGTACCATGGAGGAGATTCATGAAATGATACGCTCTGTAAAGGATGTAGTGAAGGAAGAGTTAAAAGTCATATGTTCTGGTAAGCATAAAGATGAAGCAATGATGATTCTGTGCGACCAAATGAAGAAACCAGCGATAAATGTGAGATCAATGCTTCAAGCATCGGCGACACCATTCACACCATCTTCTTTGCTTCCTCCTCTTGCCCCTAAACCGATGGGCTCTATGAATCCTTCTGCTCGCCGTTCTATGCGCCAAAATATGCAACAATCCGTTCGTAAATCACCAAATAAAACAAATAACAATACACGAAAGAATGCAAAGAAGAATTAATGAATCACATGACAGTAACCCTTCTTTTTGCGCTGATCGCACATAATGATCACGGGACGACAGTTTGTCGCTTTGATACGATAACACGATGCCTCACTAGGAATGAATCGACGCTGGTTCGCAAATAGGACATTTCTATGTTGATAGAGGGTTTGAATGCATCCGATATAATCCAATTTATTTGTCGTTGCATGGCGACAGGCTTCTGGAACACGGTTGGAAAAGGCAGCAACTGAATGAGAGTAGATGAGATCTTGTAGGGCTTTTTTACAAGTTGTACAAGATATCATATTGGAATAATGGGGGCGTGACCCGTTTTTAATGAGATGAATCTTGTGCACCATATTCAGCATGGGAACCGCGATTACCGCCGATACCAGAAGGGAAAAGAGGAACAGACGCAGCATTGTGATAAACAACTCATCGATGATCGATGTCAATTTTTTAGATTCGTTCCAATGTAATTCCCATGCTATTGGTAAAATAGGTAACCAATTCATCATTACGATGATCATGAATGTATTTAATAGACCGAATGCCGGCCGCAAGTAGCATGCGACAACAAATGATACAAGGATAATGGGTAATATAGGCAGTGCATCCATCACATGATACTCCGCGCTTGGCACAGTCCGCAATCGCATTTTGTTCGGCATGAACGGTGGCCTGTTCGTGTCCGTCGCGGACAATGGAGTGGTGCTCACAACCAGGTAGGAATCCGTTGTAGCCCTGGCTGATAATACGAT